TAACAAGATCTCAAAGGAGTTTTATTAATGGTTAAAAAGGGACCAATTGGAAAAGTAGAGGCATTTTACATTCAAGCCCATTATGAAATTATGCCATCCCAAGAAATAGCAAAAGATCTCAATCGCAATCTCAAAAGCGTTGAATCGTACATTTCCAAAATTATTCAAGATAATGTGAAAAAAAATGAGGAAAACGGCTTAAAAGCTGGAGATCAATTTCAGCACAACAAAGGAGCCACAATAATGACGGAAAATGCCTCAACAATAGCTGACGCAAACAGAAAAGTAGGACCACGATTAAACAATAGTTGCATAACGAGAATTAAATGAATGGTTATATACTTGGTGATGAAAACTTTTCTGCACTATACAAAAGCCTTAGCTATAGCGACAGGTCTATAACATGGATTTATTTCACTACTGATAAAAATCATAAAGTCTACTTAAATGATTGGTCTGAGTGGCTAACGGTTCAGAATTTTTGCATAAAGCATGAGGCTAACATAACATCTGTCGGCTTAAGGTTCAGGGGGAATCACATAGAAGTTGACATACCAAGCTATGCTAGAGGTGTATACGTTGTTAAATCTGCCGTTGGTAAGATGGGATTTGAAAGTAGGCAAAGCGTAACAATTGGAATTATTGATGGAAACGTTGTTAGAAAAACACACTGGCTAGTTCCAGAACTAATTGAAGATTTAAAATTTGTTGACGATATAGAGAGTTGCCATAAACCAGCTATTGTATTCAATGCCAAAAAACAATAAAGAAAAACCAGAGCTATTTTCTAAAGATTTTCAAAAGCAATGGTCTCCAACTCATAAGTATAAGCACATTCACACTGGAGAATATTGCACATTTGAATCTTACGTTGCGGAATATTTGATAATTAGAAGAGAAGAAGTTTTCAGTAAATCTAAGCCAGAGTATAAATTTTGGACCAAAGGATCTAAGTTGTATCCTGCATTTGTTAGGCAAGTAAAAGCTCTTCACAAGTTAAGAAAAACATACAGCGAAGAAATTATACTTGGAGCTATAAAGTCTAAGCATTTTGAAAAAATATTTTATGTTGCCTTATATGCAAAAAACTACGTCGGGTGGACCATGAATAAGGTTGCCTTGGAAGCGATTGAATGCTATCATAAAGAAAGGCAGGAGCAGGAAAAGCTCAAGGCTCAAGCGGAGCTAGTAAAACATGTTGAAGCTATAGAGGAAAAAAAAGACATCAATAGGAGAATAAATACTCCTGCTGGAAAGAAATCTATATTGAATAATCTGAGGAAACTATGAGCAAACTTAAAAAGAACAGCGTAAGCAAGTTTAACGAAGACGCAGTAAGTAATTCAATTATAAGCAAATACGGAGATGTTGTCCGTAGTGGCACTGAAGTTCTTGAAGCTATAAATAGTCTTAAAGTGATTGGTGTTTCGCCAGCACTTGACATAGCCTTGGGTGGCGGTTTACGGGAGGGAAGTGTTGTAGTGATGACCGGAGATCCTAAATCTGGAAAGACTACAACCGCCCTTCATTTTGCTTCAAAGTGTCAGGCTCTTGGAAAGCGTGTTATTTACGTTAATACAGAAGGTAGATTGTCAAGGCAAAACTTTGATGGAATTAAGGGGCTACAATCAGACAATATTTTGATTGTAGAATCTACTGACGATAAAATTCTATCGGCAGAAGACTTCCTCAATATTATTGAATACTACATCAACAACGATCCGGGTTGTTTAATTATTGCTGACTCATTATCCAATATGGTTCCATCTTGTGAGCTAGAAGGAGAGGTCAGAACTGGTGTTCGTAATGCTCTTCCAAGATTACTCTCTATGTTCTTCAAGAGAATTAGTGGAACACTAATGAAGAACAAGATTATTCTCACATGCATTACTCACAATATCGCAAATACTGGTGGATCGCCATACTCTCCATCAAAAATGGCTGACTGCGGCAACATGTTACAGTATCAAGCTGGAACTAATATGGTCATTACTCATAGGGGTAGATGGCAAGTCCCAAAAGATACTGGACCGCATGTTGGACAAATTGCAAACTGGACAATAAAAACGTCTTGTGCTGGCGGTCTTCCAAATAGCACAGCGGAAAGTTGGATACGTTATGGGGTTGGTATTGACGAAACGCAGGAAGTTGTACAGATTGCTTGTGAATTTAGATTAATCAAGACTGCCGGAGCTTGGTATACAATTCAGTGCGCTTTAGACGATGCGCATCACCCAACCGTTCAAAAACTTCTTAAAGACAATAACGTGGGAGACAAAGAAGAGGATATTGAAAGATTTTTTAAATTTCAGGGTGCTAATAATACCCTTGAGTTTTTAAATGAAAATCCCGATATGTCATCATTTATCTATGATAAGATCAAGGAATTATTTTAGTGGCTCAAATAGAAATAACTAAAACGGAAGCTTGGAGAATACTAGATGCTCTTCAGGTATATAAGAAAGATTATGAGTTAACGGACTACGTAAAGAAAACTATTCGTAATGCAGAAAAGAAACTTAAGAAGATAGTCAATGACAATAATTAATATATGCGCCGGTATATTGCTAGCCAAAATAATAGAATGGATGTTTCATGAAGGTTACAGGTTTAAATGGCAGAGATTACGTTTGGGATTTAAGAAATTATTCCGTGGACGCGAACGACACAAGAAGGCGGTCAAAGTACCACGTTCGCGCAAGAAAACTCTTGAAGACTATCTTCCATAGTTATAGGATACTGGAAGAAGTTAAGCTACCGGGAAGTACACCAAGACACAGAAAGGGAGTTTTATACTTAGATTTTTATGTACCACAAATAATGCTGGCTATAGAAGTTCACGGTCAACAACATTATGAATTCACGCCATTTTTCCATAAGACGAAAGCAGATTTTGTGTTGGCAAAAGCCAAGGATGAAGATAAAATAGAGTGGTGCAAGTTGAACAAAATTGACTTGATTGAGTTGAAGTATTCGGACACAGACGAGCAATGGAGAGAACAAATTGAAAACAGCTAAAGAAACCGTTGAAAATTTCCTTGAAAAGCTAGATCAATTTACGAACGAGACAAATACAAAGTTTGCTACATTTCGTGAAGAATTCCTACTAGCCGCAGACATGGAGATGGAACAGGTTAAAAAGCTTAATCAGGAAGAGCTTTTTGATTATGCTTATGCCCTTTATGGATATGCCTCATACATTCAAGATCACATTAATAGACAAAAAGTTGTATTCAATTTGTGTAACGATCAGTTGCAAAAAATGGTAGCTAAATATCATGACAAATTTAGCCCATACACCAAGCACGAAATGCGCATACCTATGATTGTGGTAGAAAATGAATACGCTGCATCTATTGATAATTACAGACAGGTGGCAGAGGCAAGAATACAAGAACTAGATGGCAAAGTGTACGAACTAAAACGTAAAGGTGATATACTAATGGAAAAGGGGAAGAGAGTATGAGCATGAAAGATTTTATTGACACATTAAACGAAGAGCAAAGGCAAGCCTTGCTAGATGCCCTAACTAGCACAGAAATAAATACTAGTGTTAATCCTGAACCGCAAGAAACTGACACAGAAGACAACATAACGGAAGATTTCAGAGTTGTTAAAAGTGATACCAAGTTTACAAAAAGGCGTGAACCAGTACGGGCTAGAGAAAATTTATGGACAGACACTGGAGAGCATAAAGACATAGTAACTCCAGAAACACAAAAGACCCCAAGAAATAGAAAACCTCCCAAGAAACAGGATGTTACTTGTCATATTTGTGGAAAGAAAGAGAAAGTCAACTCTGGAATAGTGTATGGAGAATTTTATAGATGTAATAGGTGCATAGGATAATATGTCAAAATCTTTGTGTGATATTGGAGCCGAAAGAGCAGTATTAGCTGGCCTGTTACAGCATGGGCTAGATTCGTATGTTAGTATAGCAGATATTATATCTATAGATTCTTTCACATTGCCAAATAATCAAATTCTCTTCAAGTGCATAACCAGTATCATTGAGAATAATCAATCTGTAGATGTTGCTTCTTTGCTTGCGGTAGCGAAAAGCTTGAATGTTCTAGAAGTAATAAATACCAAACAAGAACTCAGTTACATCAACTCGCTTTTCCAATTTCCAGTCAATGCAGACAATGTTTTTCATTTTGCAGTTCAGATCAAAAAGTTTGAGTTTGCCAGAAAAATACAAAAGCTAACCAATAAGATACACAAAGAGGTTGGTGAAATTAATGGGACAGAAAATGTCAATGATATCATAAACATATTAGAAGAGCCGGTAACTGAATTCTTAAGAGAAGATGATGGTGGCGAAAACCCAGAAAAAATTGGGCAAGGAGTAAGTGACTATGTTACCTTTCTGTCAGAAAACAAGTGTGATATTATTGGCATACCCACTGGGTTCTCAAGATACGACGAAGCAATTGGTGGTGGTTTGCGACGAAAATGCGTGGACCTTGTTTCAGCAAGACCAAAAGTTGGTAAATCGGTATTTGCAGATAACGTTGCCCTTAACGTGTCATCCTTGGGAATTCCCGTCCTCGTATTAGACACAGAAATGTCTAAAGAAGATCACCTCAATAGATTAATTGCAAATCTCAGTGGAGTACCAATCAATGAAGTGGCGACCGGTAAATTTGTAGATGACTCAGAAAAGGAGAGAAAAGTAAAAGAAGCTGTAGGTAAACTAGAGTCAATACCATACAGTTATATTAGCGTTGCTGGTAAACCATTTGAACAAATTTTGAACCTAATCAGACGGTGGGTTTTTCAAGAGGTAAAAACGGATGAAGGTGGTAAAACTAATGATTGCGTAATTATATATGATTATTTAAAGCTTATGTCATCATCATCTATTACCAATAATATTCAAGAGTATCAGGCGTTAGGATTCCAGATTACCTCTCTTCATAATTTATGCGTTAAGCTAGACATACCTTGTCTATCATTCGTGCAATTAAATAGAGATGGAATTAGTAAAGAAAGCACTGATGCTGTAAGCGGATCGGATAGACTAATATGGCTATGTACATCGTTCTGTATATTTAAAGCTAAATCTCCAGAAGAAATAGCCGAAGACGGCCCACAATCTGGAAATAGAAAATTAGTTCCTATAGTTGCTAGACATGGATCTGGATTAGACGATGGAGATTATATCAACATACAAATGAATGGATCACACGCCAAGCTAATTGAGCTATCTACAAGAAACGAATTAAAGAAAAAGCCAGCTGGGGATACTGGGTTAATATCAGCAGAAAACATTAATAAGATACAAGATGAACTTGAAAAATCTGAAGCGACTTCTTAATAAAAAAGTAGAGCTAATCTTTAAAGAGCTTGATATAGAATACGAGATATTTAACAATAACTTGTATTGTAGATGTCCAGTTCATGATAGCAGCGACAATCCCCGTGGTTGTTCTTTTTCTCAAGATAAGGGAATATGGAGATGTTGGACTAGAGATTGTCAACAAGAATATGGTAATGATATATTTGGGCTAATAACTGGTACATTATCAAGTAAGGTTGGAAAAAAATTAGACTTCAAAGATGCTTTTAAGTGGTCGTGTAGCACATTAAAAATACATCAGGAGTACAACCCAACGCAGCACGATGAAACAGATGATGACATTGACGAGTATTTTGAAATCATCAAATACCTAAATAAAAGAAAACATGAAGTAAAAAATAAGCCAGTAGAACAAACGCCAGAGATTGCTATTCCATCAGAATATTTTAAGTCAAGGGGCTTTAGCGGTAGAACATTAAAACATTTTGGAGTGGGAGACTGCGAAGATAATGGTATAATGAAAGATAGAGCGGTAATACCAATACACAGCCATGACGGCAAAACTGTTGTTGGATTAATTGGAAGATCTACTAATGCGTATAGGATTCCTAAGTTTCTAATCTACCCATCGGGTTTTGATAAGAAAAATTATTTCTACAATTACCATAGAGCTATAAAGCAAGCTAAAGAAAAATCCTGCCTATTCATATTAGAGGGTCAGGGCGATGTTTGGAAAATGTATGAAGCTGGAGTAAAAAATGCCGTAAGCATACTTGGTAAGAACATATCAGAACAGCACTTAGCACAGTTAAACAGCTTGCCTATAACAAAGCTAGTTATAATCATGGATAATGACCAAGCTGGCAGAGAAGCAAGTATTCAAATAAAGAGAGATCTTGGAAGAATGTATCAACTGTTTTTTCCTAAGCTTACAACAAAGGATATTGGTGACATGAAAATATCCGACATAAAAATACAAGTATTAAGTCAGGTGAAAGGATTATATTGATGGTTAAGATAATAGGAATAGCCGGTAGAAAACAATCTGGCAAAAACACAGTAGCAAACTGTATAAACGGAATAACCCTTTGTGAGTTGGGAACAATAATGGACTACGATATCAATAGTCGTGGAGAGCTATTGATTAACACAACAAATCATGCGGGGCAAATTGGTTGGGGCATACTAGATTTATTAAGAAAAGACGAAGAGTTTGTGTCATATGCGGCGACTGCTATTTGGCCTTACATTAAGATATATCATTTCGCTGACTACCTCAAAAAGATATGCATTGATTTATTTGATCTAACGCCCGAACAGGTGTATGGTAACGATGACCAAAAAAATACGCCGACCAACTATGGCATGACCTCAAGAGAATTTTTACAGCATTTTGGAACAAATGTAATGAGAAAAATAAAGGATGATGTGTGGCTTGCAAGAACAATAAAAACTATCCAGCAAGAGCAATCTAATATAGCAATCGTACCAGATGTTAGATTCCCAAACGAAGTTGAATCAATCCAAAAGGCCGGTGGAGTTGTAATAAGGTTGACTAGAAATGTATTTAATAGTAGTCACGAATGTGAGTCTGCTCTAGATAAAGATAGGTTTAATTGGGACAATTTTGATTTCATTGTAGACAATGCAGAAATGGGTTTAAAAGAACTTAAGAATAAAATAGAACAACTTTACCACAAAATTTAATAGGCGTATATATGTTAATTACTTATGTTAGATCTTCCAGTTACAATAATTATGCTTATTGTCAAATGCAGTATTTTATGACCTATGTTCTTGGTCATAGATCTACCAGTGGCAAAAAGGCAGAACTTGGAACCATTGTTCATAAAGTCATGGAATGTTTAGCTGGACTTAAAAAGGCAGACCAAGACGCAAGCTCCAGAGTTAAATACTTGAAAATAAAAGATGATGCACTAAAAGAAGTTAAATGTAGCCGTAAAGATTTAATGTCGGAGGAATTAATTGATGAACTATTAGATGCAAGCTTTAAGTTTTACACCGGAACATCTATTCATTCTTGGGATATGTCTGATAAGCACATGTGCCATAACCTAATATGGAAAACTCTTAAATATAATGATGGTCAATTTGACCCAAGAAAAAGAAACATACTAGCCCCAGAACCACACTTCGACATACCAATTGAAGAAGATTGGGCAAAATTTGAATATAAAATGCCAGACGGCAAAATGGTTAGCGGTCAATTGGCCATAAAGGGAACTATCGATCTTGTAACTACTATAGACGAGGACACAATAGAGGTAATTGACTGGAAAACGGGAAGACGGCTAGATTGGGCCACTGGTGAAGAAAAAACATACGCAAAACTATGCTCAGACCCACAGCTATTGCTATATAATTACGCAATATCTAAGCTTTTTCCAGAATATAAGCAATCTATTATGTCTATTTTCTTTATTAAAGATGGTGGTCCATTCTCTATGTGCTTTGATGAATCAGACCAGCAAAGATTTCTAGACATGTTGAGGGAAAGATTTCAAGAAATACAAAAAAATGACACTCCAAGACCCATTTCTGGAGATAGAAGTAATTGGAAATGTACAAAATTGTGCCATTTTTGCAAAAACAACTGGCCGGGAACTAGCGAAAATATGTGTATCTATATAGAGAACCACCTTAAAAAACACGGGATGGACAAAACCATAGAAAAATGCACCAGTAAAGGCTTTGATATTGGATTTTATGAGGCTCCGGGATAATATGGAAAAATTATTAACAATTGGAATGGCGGTTTATGATGACTTTGATGGTCTTTATTTTACCATACAGTCATTAAGGTTATATCATGAAATTTGTAGAACAAAAAATGTAGAATTCATAGTCATAGATAATAATCCAAACTCTAAAAGCGGAAAGGCTTGTAAGCACTTTTGTTCATTTGTAAATAATTGCCAGTATATACCTTACACAACAAAACAAAGCACCGCTGTGCGGAATGAAGTTTTCAAAATATCAAGAAGTGAATACACAATCTGTCTAGATAGCCACGTAATGATTTTGCCAGATGGCATTACTAAGCTACTAGAGTATTTCAAACACAACCCAGATTGCAAGGACATAGTACATGGGCCACTAGTTTATGACCACTTAAACCTACAAAACTGCTCTACTCACTTTGAGCCGGGATGGTCACATGCCATGTATGGAAGATGGGCAACAAACACAACTGGTTTATTAAACAGAGAAGCGTTTGAGATACCAATGCAAGGACTGGGCTTATTTGCGTGTAAAACAAATAATTGGCTATGCTTCAATAAATATTTTAAAGGTTTTGGTGGAGAAGAAGGCTATATTCACGAAAAATTTAGAATGGCTGGAGGAAAAGCAATATGCTTACCAGACTTAAAATGGATTCACAGGTTTGATAGACCAAACGGAATTAAATATCCGCTAATACTAGAAGATAGAATATGGAATTATTTTGTTGGCTGGCTTGAGTTAACTCAAGATCCCAACCACGAAATGATTCAGGGGGCATATCATCACTTTAAAGAACAAATTCCTCCCGGTAGTATAGATGTAATACTAAATCAGGCAATTAACAAAATGATAATATAAAGGAGAATACATGCCAATTCCATCCAGAAATAAAGACGAAGACAGAAAAAGCTTTGTAGCTAGGTGTATGTCTGATGATAAAATGAAGTCAGAATATCCAGACTCAAAACAAAGAACGGCTGTGTGCATGAGTAGGGCTTGTGAAGGTTTAGACGCCGTTTCTGCTATTGATGTTCAAAAATATTTTGAAGATTATGGATATGAAGAAGAATTAACAGAGGATAATTTTTATTGTCCAGCAGAAGCAGAATACGTTGACTTTGGCGAAGATGCGGTAGAGTGGGATGTGGCAGCTGATCGCCCCGGATTATGGGAAAACATTCGCAAAAAGAAAGAACGTGAAGGTAAAAACTATAAGCCAGCAAAGAAAGGCGATCCAGACAGGCCAGACCCAGAAGCTTGGAAAAAAGCTCAATCTGGAGAAGGTGGAGAGGGTGGAATGTCTAGATCTCAGCTAAAGAAAATTGCCACTCAAGCTATGGAACTATATAACATGATGACAGAAGATATGGAAATTGAAGCTTGGGTTCAAGATAATATCTCTAAAGCCGAAGCCCATGTCGCGTCAGCATACGATTACATGAAATATACAGACATTAGAGAAACTGAAAAAGAAGAATCTTACGCTGTAGAATATCAAGGTCGCAAGGTAAAACTAAATAAGCCTTTTAGAACTCCAGATGGCCCCAAGAAAATGAGCGTGTATGTCAAGAACGACAAGGGCAATGTAGTTAAAGTAAACTTTGGCGATCCTAATATGGAAATTAAGAAGGACAATCCAAAGAGAAGAAAAAGCTTCAGGGCTAGACATAACTGTGATAATCCGGGTCCAAAATGGAAAGCAAGATATTGGTCTTGTAGGGCTTGGTAATCATGACACTAAAGAAAAAATGGGCAGAACACTTAGATAGAAACGACATGACCTACTGGAGTCACTGGTGGTTTGCGGTAGGTCATGGATATCATTGCATAAGGGCTGGTATGTATCTTTTCATACATGGATTTCTACCATGCTTTTATAGACACGCCGGCAGTAAACTTGTTCATAGGTTAGAAAAAGACTTCGTAGAGAGAGAAAATGAGCTTAATAACTAAAGTAGCATCAATTATAGATAGTAAAGCCGACTTAGATAAAGTTGCATATCTAGAGAATAAAGTTAACTATGACGATGAGATTTCTATTTTAGACATAGAACTTACATCCATTTTACCACCTCCCCCTAAAAACAGTAGCCTCACTACAAAAAGAGAAATAGAAGAGATAGCAAAGGCTACTAAAAACAGGACCAGAAAAGAATTAGATTTAGTCTATCTAGTTGACAATGAACCCCTTGATGTGTTCAACAGCACTCTTGTTAGGCGTGGAATGAAATTCCCTAAAGATGTCTTTGATTCCTACTACAACATTCTAGAGCAATATGTATACGCCCTTAAGTTTTATCACAACAGAGCTAGACCAGAACAATTAGCTCCATATTTTAATTTAGAAATTGATGTTCTGTACACTGAAACTCATCACACCCCCGCTTACCCAAGTGGACACACAATGTACGCTGAATTAGCCGCACATATTTTATCAGACTTATATCCAGAATTGAGAAAAGATTTTTTTCAGTTGTCTGATTACTGTGGGTTGGCTAGAATATTGCAGGGTGTTCACTACCCATCAGACAATAAAGCAGCAAGAATTGCTGTTAATAAATTGTATCCACTCATCAAGGAGATTAAAGATGAAAAAAGTGAAGACGTTTCCTTTGACATCAAATCCAAGACCTAGCGATAAGGAACCAGTAAGAAGACCTTTGCCACCTAAAAAATAGGAGATTATATTGAATTGGTATCCGTTGCGTAATTTTACACATTACAGTTTGCTAAAAGGGTTCTCAAAACCAACTGAACTTGCTAAGATTTGTGCTGATAATGATTATCCAGCATGTGGTATTGCAGATTACAAGTCTATTTCTGGTTGCGTATCGTTTTTTCAGGCTTGCAAGAAGGTTGGTGTTAAGCCCATCCTTGGATGCTCTTTTGATAACACTACAGTCTTTGCTAGAAATAAAAATGGATGGTTTGACTTAATAGAAATGGTGTCATCTCTAGATGAAGATGGAAATGTTAATACAAAATTCTGTCAAGAGATTATGTCGAGAGATAATCTTACAGCTATAAGTAAAAACATTCAGCCAAGCTACTACGCTGATTCTAAGCAGGCTGATCTGCACAGAGTGTTATTATGTTCAGCTTTAAAGACCACGCTACCTAAAGTACAAAAACAACTTCGCAAGAACGAACTGGACAAAGCATTGTCGCAATACTTTACGCACGACGACAAGTGCATACAGCCCGCTGCTGTAACAAAAGAATTGCAACACATTTACGAAGTGTGCGAAGACTATGACATTCTCAGCCAGCCAATGCTTCCAAAGTTTGATTGTCCCAATGGACTATCTGAAGAAGAATACCTTAAAGTGCTTGCCAGAGAAGGCTGGAAACGTCATCTTATTGACGCTGGTAAAGTAAAAAAGCTAGAAGATAAACAGAAATATCTAGATAGATTTAATTCAGAACTACAAGTCATTAAAGATGCAAACCTATTTGGTTATTTTCTTATTGTTCAGGATATAA